TAATTAGAAAAGTCGTAAGAGAAGAAATAGATTATGCTCTTCGACGTGAAATTAAAACACTTAAAGAAGATTTACGTGATGAATTTAAATCTACAATTGTAGAACAACCAATACAACCGTATACAACTACTGAAAGGGGTAATCCAGTTCCTGCAAGTGTAAAATCTTCTTTAAAAGAAAAAATTATGGGTAAACCTATTACTCAACAATTTACATCTAATGGAGCATTAAATGATTTATTAAATGAAACAGCTCAAGGTAATACTAATACTGAAATAATGGATACTTCCGAAATACCAATGCCTACTGAAGTAGCAAATGTTGTAAATAGAGATTATAGAGAATTAATGCGTGCTATAGATTCTAAAAAAGGAAAATAAAAAATGGCTATTATTAATGGAAATAGAAGAATTAACCCCTTAGATATTAATAGAAATATTACTATTGGGGTTGCTTTTCCTCTTGATGAAGTTAATTTATTTAAAGGCACCCAAACAGTAAGAGAACAAATTAAAAGTAATTTAATTAATTTATTATTAACTGAACAAGGGGAACGTGTAAATGAACCTGATTTTGGTGTAGGATTAAAAAATTTATTATTTGAACAAAATATTAATAAAGAAGAATTAGAAGAAAAAATTAGTTTTCAAATCAATTTTTTTATACCTGAAATTTCACTAATATCAGTTTCAGTAGGTTCTATAGATGATGAAAATAAAGTATATTTAACAATAGCTTATAGATTTAAAACAGACGGATCTACAGATGCATTAACTACAACATTTCAATAATGGCATATAATAAAGTATCAAATAAAACACAAGATAAAGATGTAAAATATCTTAATAAGGATTTTAATTCTTATAAAAATCAATTAATGGAATTTGCGGAAGTATATTTCCCTAATAGTTTTAATGATTTTAGCGAAGGTAATCCTGGTATGATGTTTCTTGAAATGGCTGCTTATGTTGGTGATGTTTTATCATTTTATACTGACACCCAATTAAGAGAATCTTTTTTAACTTTAGCACAAGAAAAAGAAAATCTATACAATTTAGCTTATGCTATGGGTTATAAACCTAAAGTAACAACCGCAGCATCAACAGACTTAGAAATATTTCAATTGGTTCCTGGAATAGAAATAAATAATTCTTTTGAACCTGATTATAATTACGCATTGAAAATAGATGAAAATTCATTATTTAAATCAACAGAAGGTCCTACTTTTTATATAAGTAACCAAGTTGATTTTAGTTTTTCAAGTTCATTTTCACCTACAAATGTAAGTATATACCAATATAACAGTTCAAATCAACCTGAATATTATTTATTAAAAAAATCAACTAAAGCTATATCAGGTGAAAGAAAAAATCAAACATTTACTATAGGCGCCGCTGAACAATTTAAAACTCTAACATTATTTGATAGTAATATTATATCAATTGAATCTGTAATAGATAGTGAAGGAAATAAATATTATGAAGTCCCATATTTAGCTCAAGATACAGTTTTTGAAGAAGTAGAAAACACAGGAGCAAATGATCCTGAATTAAATCAATATAATCAACAAACACCATATCTTTTAAAATTAAAAAGATCATCAAGACGTTTTGTATCTAGATTTAAAGCTAATAATGAATTAGAAATACAATTTGGCGCGGGTACAAGTGATAAAGCAGATGAAGAAATTATTCCTAACCCAGACAATATTGGTTTAGGTATTAAGGATGGAAGATCATCATTAAATCAAGCTTATGATCCCTCTAATTTTTTATATACTAGAGCTTATGGTCAAGCCCCTGCTAATACTATATTAACAGTAACCTATTTAGTAGGAGGTGGTTTAAGTGCAAATGTTAATTCAAACACTATTACCCAAGTTGAAACATTATTTTCAACTAATAAACCTAATTTAGACACAACTTTATTAAAATTTATTAAATCTTCAGTAGCTTCTACTAATAAAGAAGCAGCAAAAGGTGGAGGAGCAGGCGATTCAGTAGAAGATATTCGATTAAATACAATGGCTAATTTTTCCGCCCAACAAAGAGCAGTAACAAAAGAAGATTATCTTATTAGAACATTATCTTTACCATCTAAATTAGGTAGAATAGCCAAAGCATATATCATACAAGACGATCAAACCTCACCGTTACTAACAGAACCTGAACGTATTCCTAATCCTTTAGCGTTAAATCTATATACTTTAGGGTATAATTCATCTAAACAATTAACAACATTAAATACAGCAACTAAAAATAATTTAGCAACTTATTTAGAACAATATAGAATGTTAACGGATGCTATTAATATTAAAAATGCATTTGTAATTAATTTTGGATTAGATTTTGAGATAACAACTTTTAAAAGTTACAATAACCAAGAAGTAATACTCCAATGCATATCTGAATTAAAAAATTATTTCGATATAGATAAATGGCAAGTTAATCAACCAATCATTATATCCGAAATATCTAACTTATTAGCGGGTGTTACAGGTGTACAAACAGTAGAAAAAGTTGAATTAGAAAATAAAAATGGGGTATCATTAGGATATTCACAGTATAAATATGATTTTGGTGGAGCTACAAGAAAAGGAGTAATATACCCCTCATTAGACCCAAGTATTTTTGAATTAAAATACCCAAACACAGATATTAAAGGACGCGTAACAACATATTAAAATGGCATATTACTCTATATTTCCCGAAAAAGATACAACTATATATAGTCATCCTGATAGATTAGGTATGAATACAGGTAATGATGAAATTCTTGAACTTGTAAAAGAAAAAGGATCTAATAATGACTATTATTATCCATCACGAATTTTAATAAAATTTAAAGATGAAGAAATTAAAAATGCATTTTCTAAAGCAAATAGTGAAAAAATATTAGCTAATTTACAACTATTTTCCACAGAACATCAAAATTTAGCGAGTAATATTGAAATAGAAGCATATCCAGTTTCAGAATCATGGGATGAAGGAACAGGTAAATTTTCAAATTTACCTACTTCATCAAATGGGTGTACATGGTTATATAGAGATAATTCAATTCGTGCAACAAAATGGAAAACATCACAATTTGCTGTTGATTCAACAGGATCTATAAATAGTGATATTATTCAGGCAGGTGGGGGAACTTGGTATGAAAGAATATCTAATGCATCTCTTCTTACAAGTCAATCATTTTCTAACGCAGATATATTAGATTTAAATTTAGATGTATCTTTAGTTGTAAATCGAATAAATAATGATGGTATTGAGAATCAAGGTTTTATTATAAAATATAGTGATAATATAGAAACTTACACTTCAAGTAGCAAAGGTTACCTTCAATTCTTTTCAGCTGACACCCACACAATTTATCCTCCTAAATTAACTATTAAATGGGATGATAGTGAATATAAAAATAGTTTAACAGCTAAAACTAGTGGCGAATTAAATGTTTCTTTATATAGAAATAAAAAGGAATACAATCAAAATGATGAAGCTATAATTAGATTACATGTAAGAGATAAATACCCTACACGTCAATTTACATCTTCTTCAAATTATTTAGAACCAGGATATTTTACAACGTCATCTTATTATAGTATAAGAGATGCCCACACAGAAGAAGTAGTTATTCCTTTTGATGATAATTGTACTAAATTAAGTGCAGACACAGAAGGTATGTATTTTAAATTATATATGAATGGATTACAACCTGAAAGATACTACCGTATATTATTTAAGCATATAAATGATGATGGTACCGAAATATTTGATAATAATTATCACTTTAAAGTAGTTAGATAATGGCCCAAGAAAATATAAAGTTAACTAAAAAAGTTTATGATAAACAAACAGCAAGTGATTTATTAAATAGATCATTTTCTGAATTAGTTAATTCTGATAATTTTACAAATAATACTAATTTAAAAAATAGATTAAATCAACTTTTTACATTATATGATGATTTATTTTATGATATTCCTAAACTTGGAACCCAATCTCATACTATTTTATTCCAACGAAGTAGAGATTATATAGGTGATTATGTTGATAGTAAAGATGAAGAAATAGAAGGTTTAATTGATAAAATAGTTGAATTAGAAGAAAAATTAGCAAATCAAGATCAACCAGATAAAGAACACCCATTTTATAGAAATGGAATTATTCTCCAAGATAGAGAAGAAACTTGGAATTTATATTATATGGATAAAGCAACTAGACGTAAAATAGATGGAGATACAGGTTCTGAAGTATTTAATGACTTAAAATCAGCTTTAGGGTATAAAGAAAGTGATAAAATTGAAGATATAGTTACAAAAGTATCTCCAAATGTAATTAAACAAATCCCTCCAGGTCCGAGATTTGGCCCTGAGGATATAGGAGCAGCAGAAACTAATGTTGAAGCAGAATTAGCAACATTCGAAGATTCATTCAATTATAATGCCCTACAGGATGGGCAACTTAATCCTAACAACTACCCAATCACAGAAGTTACTCTTCCTTCATGGTATGATCCTAATAGTTATGCTCCAGGAAGTACAAATATAAGAAACCAAATAGAACAAGCTAATATTGCTAATGTAAGTAGTTATGATAAATATCGTGAGTATTTAGTAAATAGGATTAAAATAGTTTGGCAATCTGAAAAACGTTTTGAAATTTTAAAAGGAAAATATGATAATGATATAGAATATGGTTTTACTGAATCAGAACAAAATAAAGCTAAAATATTAAAAGAGGCAGTAATACCTAAAATAAGACAAGCTCAAGAAACACTAGTATATTATAAAAGACTTTGGGGGTATGTTAATAATAAAGTATCTAATAGTGCAAATGCTAAAACTCGAATGTATTTAGCACAAGAAAATTTTGAATCTAATATAAATACTCCTGTTACTAATGATGAAAGAAATGAATATGGAGGATGGCAAAGAGGAAGAGACAATTTCCCTAATATAGACCTTGCAGGATTGACAGGTTATACAGGAGAAGGTGGAAATATATATTAATAAAATATAAGAATGGCAGTAAATAATGTAGATATATCAACTAATGAACGACTTCAATTAAATGAAGAAGTGGTAAATTCAGGTATTATAGAAAGAAAATTTGGTAGGCCAGAAGATTTTATTGAACTACATATTTATAATCAACAAAATCAACTGTTAATATCAGATTATAATTTTACTCAATATAAATTTCCTGAAGGTAATACTGAAAATTTAATATCTGAATTAAATATGGATCCTGTTAATATTCTAAGACTTAAAGGATATACCTCAGGAAAATATAAATTAGTATTTAATATACAAAGATCTAAAATATTTAATACTTTTAATCCTCCTTTTGCTGTAAAAGAAATTTCACCCACAAGAAGAGAACTTAAAGCAACTACACCAAAATTAACAAATGAACAATTAGATCCAGCAGCATCTCGTTTTATAAGAGAAATAGATGCTGCTGCTTATTTAAAAGATTTTGTTCTTAATTTTAATAATGATATTAATATTATAGGAGTAAATTTAGCTTTAAATAAAAATACTAATAAGTACGAAATATTATTAAAACTTATAGATCCTCTCCCATTAAATATTAAATTATTAGATAATTTTAGAGTTGTAGAAGAAATTACAGATCCTATTACCTTAAATGTAGATTTAGGTTTAGAATCTATTAAAGATGAAGGAATACCACTTCAGGGTCCTAATTTTAAAATAGATGTTAGATTAAATAATAGTGTCCCATCAAGTTTTAAAAATTTTGATGAAGTACTAAATTATAGTTTAACTTCATCTTATCATAATCTTTTAAACCATTTAGAAAATAGGGAAATACCAGATGTGTCTTATGATTTTATTAGAACAGTTTCAGGTAGTAATGAGGGAGATCCCTTAGAAGAAGTTTACCATTTTGAAAACTTTACACATTTTAGTAGTGCAGTTGAACGTTTAAAAAATTTTAAATACAAAATACAACTTATAGAATTATATGATTCTCAAACATCAGATATAAACGCTATAACAGGTTCCACATCTGCTTCAAATTATGTTTTACAAAATAAAGAAGATATTAATATAAAAAAACAAAATCTTATTAAAGGTTTTGATGGTTATGAAAGATTTTTATATTATACTTCAGGAACATTTGCATGGCCTAAGCAAGATTCAACACCACCTTATGATTTATTTTCTATATCTTCATCTGAAGTTAAAACTTGGTTGGGAAGTGAAATAGACACATCTCCTAATTATGGAGGACAATTATTATCAGCTTCTTTATTTGATAGACAAAATGAAAATGCATTAACGAGATTAGTTCCTAATCATATAATGGACAATCCAGATAATTCATTTTATTCTTCATTTGTAAATATGATAGGTCAACATTTTGATCAAATTTGGGTCCATATAAAACATTTAACTGAAGTTAATGATGCACATCACACAAGAGGTATTTCTAAAGAATTAGTTTATTTTTCATTAAAAAGTTTAGGTTTAGAAACATTTGATCAATTTGAAAATTCAAATTTAATTGAATATATTTTAGGTGAAGGTACATCTGGTAGTGCTTATTATGATACACCTTCAAATCAATCATTAATAACTGCCTCAGTTGGCTCAATTCCTAAAAGTGACATTACTAAAAATATATGGAAACGTTTATACCATAATGCACCTTACTTATTAAAAACTAAAGGTACTGAACGCGGTCTTAGAGCACTCATGAGTTGTTATGGTATTCCTTCTACTATACTTAATGTCAAAGAATATGGTGGTTCTACATCAGATAGAACAACATATAAAACATTTACAAATGATAAAGGAGGATTAGCTTTAAAAGGAGATTCAGGCACAAATGGTCATTTTATAAAAACTGTATGGTCTTCATCTTTAACAAATGCTTTATCATCATCCGCTAAAACAGTTGAATTTAGAATTAAACCTATTAGATCAAATGAAAACTACCATTTATGGTCACTATCCGGATCACATCTTAATTCCCACTGGGATCAATCTCTTATTTTAGAACCCTCTTCATCTCTTACAGATGTATCATCTTCAGGAGATGCTCTTCAATATGGAAGATTAAAATATAAATTTGCAAATAGTTCAAATACCCAACTTACACAATATATTAATAACGAATTAGCCACAGATTATTTTCCTATATATAATGGTGAATTTTGGAATATTTTTATAGGAGTAAATCACATTACTAATCCAACAACAGTAAATGATGATGATGAAAAAGATGAATCAAATACCCATCTACCTTTAAAATTTGGGGCATATCAAGCTAATCATTTAAAAAATATTAATTATTATACAGCGTCATATCCTCAATCACTTATTGGAGATTCACAAATTCTTCAAAGTAGTCTATCAACTCAAGCACCTGCATGGGGGTTACAATTTACAATGAGTAATACTGATTACGATGCGGGTAATAAAAAAGGGAATAATGCTGGAGCCTCATTTTGTTATATAGGTGGTATGCCTCCTAATAATACAACCTTTAATGACATAGACGAATTACGTTATTCAGGTTCACTTCAAGAAGTAAGATATTATTTTGGTGAATTACTTTCACATGAAACCCTTAAAAAACATGCTCTTGAACCATTTATGTATGCAGGAAATTCAGTTTCTTCTTCATATGAAAATTTAGTTTTAAGATTACCTTTAGGAAGTAATGACAAAAGGGACTTAACTTCACATCACCCAAATATTGATGTTACATATCTTTCTAATTTAAAAGAATTTAATATAACACAAACAAATAATGATAATATAACATCTTCAATTACAGATCCAAATTTTGGTGAATTATATCATACAACTACTGACACTGGAAATACCGCAGATAGAGCAAGTTTCCAATCATCTACTGATGGTAATTTAGTAGGCTTAACAATAGATTATGATTTAGGTTCAATTTTAGGATTTAATCCTATAATAACACAAATTGAGTATGATGGTTTAAATGACGGTTTTGCCCATCGTCAACTTACAATTTTAGGATCTAATGATGGAAATACTTTTACTGAAATAGCAGTAGAAGATGAACATCCATTTGAAATAGACCCCACACCAAACCCACGAACTTTTACATTTTCTAATGGTACTCAATATAAATACTACAGAATAAAATTTAATGATGCATTCTCAAATGGTGCAAATTCTCATTTAGGAATTGTATATTTTAAATTTTCAGGTCCAGATGTTAAAATGAATACTTCTACATTTGAAGAAGTAGTCGAAGAACATTACACACCAACTCCTGACACAGTAGGAATTTCAACTACAAGTGAAAAAACAAGAATTGACACTGGTACAATTGATGATGATTGGTTATCACCAACAAGAAAAACCGAAACATCAACATTAGACAACCAACCACCAGATTATGAAGATTTAGGTGTATTTTTCTCACCTACAACTGAAATAAATGAAGATATAATTTATACTTTAGGTGCATTTAGATTAGATGATTATATAGGTTCACCTTTACCACATCAACAAACAGCATCTAAATATGAGGATTTAGCTACTTTAAAAAATGTTTACTTTAAAAAAGTAGAACGACGATACAACTATTGGGATTATATTAAATTAATCCAATATATTGATCATACATTATTCAAATTAGTAGAACAATGGGTTCCAATGAAAGCTAATTTAAAAACAGGATTATTAATTGAACCACATTATTTAGAAAGAACTAAATTTGCAAGAGAATTACCTGTAATTGATGATGATCAAACTATGGTAAATGGTTCATATAATACAATTAATTCTGAAATTGAACCAAATAGACGATTTAATTTGAATGGTTCATCAGTAATTATTACGAATAATTTGTCAGATACTACAGATAATAAAGGACAAAGGCAAGAACAAGGAACTAACGTTACAATGGATATTGATGATTATATATTAGATACACCTCAAAGTGCTTCTCAAGCTCCAGTAGGTAAAAAATCATCAACTCTTTTAGGAAATGTGGTTAAGGGAAGAATTTCTAGTAGGTATTATAGAAAGCGATCATTAGGTAATAATAAAGAAACAGAATATTAAAAATGTCAACCCTTTATAATCGATATACACTAAGTAGTAATGAAATAAGTAATATTACAACAACAGCTAATGCTGATGGGACTGGTACTAGTTTTGGTATTGAAGGAGAAGAGGGTTTAAATAATGAATCCTCAAGTACAACTGTTGTAACTAATAGTAATAATGAATTTTTTCTTACTATAACACTTGATAATCCTTTATATCTTAATCAAATAGTAATAGATTCATCAGGTGATTCAGATGGTTTTAAAATTTATACTATATTTTTAGGAAAAACTGAAAATTCAAGTGACTTTGAAACCCTTATAGATGTAACTTCAGATGCAGGAAATGGAGATGTAGCATATCCAATACCTCAACCAAATATAGATCCAGTTAAATATAAAACAGTTCAAATAAAATTTACAAAAACTACTGGTGAAGGTGGTATTGGTTTTGATAGTACTTCAACTGTACGTATTGATCATATAACTTTATATACATTAAATTTAAATGCATATTCAACCACAGACTACAACGTAGAATTTGATGATGCACTTTTAGATTTAGCAGGATGGAAAAATTCTCGTTATAATGGATCTAGTCTTAAAGGTAGTATAATTAATACTTTTACTGAAGGAGACATATCATATGGTTTAAATCCAGTTATAGAAAGCAAAACAGCATGTATATTTTTAGGAAAAGATATAGATGTAGGAAAAGCTGCAAATAAGGATAATCCATTAACTGAAATTTTAGATCATAGTTATGTTACTATAGATAAAATATTATTTATAGATTTAGATACTGATGAAATAGAAATTGTAGCTAGAGAAAACTTAAACTCACAAGCTTTTAATAGAATAGTAGCTGAAAATTTTCCTGAAGGGTCAACTTTAGTATTTAAAAGTTTAGAAAAAGAAGCTAATAAATTAAAAAATAGACACTTTGTAAAATTTAATCAGGGTCAATTGATGAAACTTTATTCTTACCAACCTAATTCAAGTGGTTTTGAAGATGGGGTTTTTGGAGGAATTAATTTACATGAAGGAAAAGGATCTACAGATGCAATATCACTAAGTGGTTCAGGGCTATTTGGTTTTGGACAAACTGTATCTTCATCCCACTCATTATTTAACACAAGCTCAATCCAATTTTCATCTATATTACCCGCAGAATTATCTTTTTATGCTGCTGATTACGCTACAGAAACTATGGGATCATCATTAGCTAATTTAACAGCATCATCAGCACCAACATTAACAGCAGGGTCATCAATAAATCCTGATGACTTCCAAGAGGCATTTAATTTGGATGACAAATAATATTAACTTTAATATAATATAATATGGCAGGAGGAGGAAGTTCAGATAGTGTTTCATCTAAAAATATACCATTAGCTACTAATGCACAAGGAGCTAATTTATATATACCTTCATTAGCAACTTCAAGTTTAAAAGAATTTTATGATGATGTTGTATATTGGGAAATTGCAAAAGGTACTAATAAATTTTTTGTTACTTTTGAAAGAGGTATGTATGCTTTCCAAAATAATAAACAAGAATCTATTGCTACTATGGAAATTGACTTTCCTCATTTAAATAAAAATGTAGGAGATACTGGTTTTATAGCATCTCAAAGTACAGGAGGTACTAGAAATCAAGTAGGTTATGATTCGTTTTTACAAGAGGACGAATTAGCAGAATCACCTTATCAACATCAGGGGTATAATGGATTTATTACTATTACTTCACTTAAAGGGACCAGATTTTTTCAATCTACTATTACTAGTTCTATTTCTAAATCAGTAACGGGTTCATATGAAATTAGTAGCTCAACTACAACTGTAGTGACTAGATCATGTATGGCTTCATATTTTTACCCATTCTCAAGCCACCAATTATCAGTATTAAGAAAAAGTCCAACTATAATAATAGATTTAGATAAAGATAATGAGTTAGATGGATATGTAGCTGAAAATGGTTTTGCCGTTATTCCATTTCAAACTCATAAAAAAATTAAAGATAATTTTGAATATTATTTAGAAAAAGCAGGAATGATAGAAAAAACAACAAAAAATAAAGCACCTAAAAAGGGAATATAATATTTTTTAAAAGAATTTATATTTATAACAAAACATAATTACAATGGGATATTTAGATAACAGTTCAATTACAGTAGATGCGATTTTAACAAAAAGAGGTCGCGAATTATTAGCTCGAAATGATGGCTCTTTTAACATTACTCAATTTGCATTAGGTGATGATGAAATTGATTATACTTTATTTAATGAAAACCACCCAAATGGTTCACAATATTCAGGTGAGGCAATTGAAAACATGCCTTTATTAGAAGCATTTCCTGATGAAAGTAATATTATGATCCATAAATTAATTACATTACCTAGAGGAACTTCTAAACTTCCTATCATATCAGCTAATGTTTCTAAAATTACACTTACAATTGGGTCAACATTTAATTTAGCCCCAACAACTATGAATTTAAATGGTTTAGTAAGTCAAGCAGAATCTAGTGGATATTCGGCTACAATTGCCGATAGGAGATTATTAGCATCATTTGAAGCAACGGGAGGTAATCGTCAATCAGCAACACAAAGACCATACACCTCAGTAGCTGTTAGTGAAACTATATTAGGTAGTAGTTTTACTTTAACTGCTATTAATAGTACATCATTATTTGGTACAAATACAAAATTATTAACAACAATCACTATTGAAGGTAGAGACTCAGGAGCTAGAGTTACTGTTCCATTAGAAATTTCTAAAGAAGTTATAGCTAATAAGGCTACATCAGGTGAAACAGGTATAACATTAAGATAATAAAAAATGGCCGGACTTACAAGATACGACAATACAGATAAAGTAATAGATACTCAAAAAATAGTAACCTCTACTTGGTCAAATAATACTAAGGATGCTGCTACATTTTTTAGTAATACAGTAACTACTTCCTCAGGAACTACAGTAGCAAATGATGCTACAAGTTCAAATGCTTTTTATATGGAATTTTTTAATAACACAGGTCATTCAGAATCACAGTATTTTATTGCATATGGAAATAAAAAAGGATCAGGATCGTATCATTTCACAGATGATGATGGAGCAAAGGGTAAAAGTGCATCAAGTATTATCTATAATCAATATCGTCAATTAGTTTATGGTGATGAAGCATCAGATTTTAATTTTGAGGGAACCACTCCTGATGATATATTTGTTATTAATGTAAGTAGAGCTCGTTATAAACATAACTTAAAACCAGGAACACTAAATCTTACATTATCAGGTTCAGATGTAGGTATTGCTCATGGTACTATTAAATTAACAGATGATTCAGTATCAGCAACAGGTTCGGCAGTAATTACTAATGCAGGAAGACAATTTAATCTTGTAAGTGGATCTAGTGGAGTAAGATCAGGATCTACTACTACACAAACTCACTCAGGGTCATATGGTTTTTTCTATCCTGATTCTGGATTTATTATACTTAACGCAGGTGCTTTAAGTGCATCTTTATTATTATCAAGATCAGTAGGAATGCATGTTCATAATGATAATATTAATGAATTTAAACAAGCAATCTCGGGTTCAGCTGGTGGTTCATTTGTAGTAGACAGTGAAGAAAAGGTTACTTCACAGTATTTCTTTACAAGAGCTAAAAATAATGAATTTAATTACACTACTAACCCATCATTCATAGATACTAATGGTAATTTAAATTTTACATCTATGGTAGATAATCCAAAAACATTTATTACAACTATTGGATTATATAATGATAGTAATGATTTAGTAGCAGTAGCTAAAGTAAGTCAACCAATTTCAAAAGATTTCTCAAAAGAAGCTCTTATTAGAGTAAAATTAGATTATTAAAATGTCATTTGAATGTCAGTTTATAAAAAATTTTCACCCTTAGATTATGCTACGGTTCCGTTTAATGCACACAAACAATATGACTTTAATTCATCATCTGCTACCGCTAACCAAATAGAAGTATTTGATACAAAATGGACTTCTGAATCTATAAGTAATTATAGTGGTAATAGTGGAAGTAATGATACTATAAATGCTATTAAATATCAACAATTAGATCATCTTTATTATAAAAATTATAAAAGAGATGTTAATAATAAATTAGGTAATAGTCATTATTTAAAACAAAGAAGAGTATTATACGAAAATGCTAACATACTCTCAATCCCTGCAGGTCTTTATGGTCACCAAATAAAACCAGGTTCATTTTTTCTTTCATCTAGTAATAGAAAAATAGTAGATGATAAAAATGGAAACTTAATGATAGAAGGAACTAATATTTCTAATTATGTTACTGACCCTCGTGCTAATGTTTTAAATATAGGTCCTGTTAAAGGTTTTAAAAGATATGATTTAAATGTAATTGAAGGATATCTAAATGATGTTTTTTATAGAGATGGGGCAGTTAATCCTGAACAAATTAATGTTTATAATACACCTAATAGTGGAGATGAATTTGATGACAGTTATTATTTTAATATACTTGAATATAAAGATGTTACTTTTTCAGAAAAATTATTATTTGATTTTGATAGATTTCCAGGAATAAACTTTAATGGTTCTTCTTCTGAAATTAGAATTGGACATGATGATAAGTTAAATTTTAATAAAGGAGATGACTTTACAATTATGTTTTTCTTAGGAGATAACGAAAGTGAAGAAAAAATAAACTCAGTAGGAGTTACAAATTATATTTTAGCTAAAAGTACTACTAAAACCACTGTACCTACCCCTAGTGAAGGAACAGCAGGAATAAAAAAACTCCAAGCAACAGGTTCATCTCAACTAATAGATGTATTTTCGGAACCTCAATATCCTTTTGAAATATACTTAGAACACGCTAATGGAGGACCTTATATATTTTTTAGAAGATCTGATGGGGAAATAACTACTACTATTAGTGCCTCAATTAATACATCTAGCACTAACAGAGAACAATTAAATGTAAATACTCAAACAAATAGTACTTACATAACTTCATCAATGACTGATTCAATAACTCCATCTACGAATCTTTATAATGTTTTAAGTGGTAATGATGATGTATTGATATTCTTAAATCTAGGACAATCTACAGAATTTAATGATGGTGGAGATGATGATCATCCAAATTCAGTTCAAAATGGGGGAACAGGTGAAGATATAAAATTAGACTTTGACATGTTTGGTATGACTGGTGAATCCCCCATTATAACGGAAGTAGAATTAAATTTTGGTGATGATGGAAAGAGGGGTCATGGTAGAGTTCAAATATCAGGATCTAATGATGGTTCTAATTGGACAGGTATAGCAGAAGAACAAGATTCACTATCAAACGTAATTGGTCGAGATGAATTTGCCTCAGGTATATTTCAAAATTCAGTTTCACAACCAATTAGATCATTTAGAATCCAAAATCAAACTCAATTTAAATGGTATAGATTAAGATTCGAAAAAAATGGGTTTACTAGTACGACTTTCTTCAATACTTCTACTAATCAATTTACTCAACCTAATGAAAATACAAACATTAGTATGGCTGATTTTCAAATTAGAGAACTTAAATTTTTTGTAGGAAATAGACTCCCCCATATAACTTGTAGAGCATCTTCATCTCAAATGCAACTTTTTATAGATGGTCAAGCAACAGGTACAAGTGGATCTGATAATTCTCTTGGTCAAACTCAAAATACATCAAATCTTTATATAGGGAATAAAGGAGGAAAAACAAATCACTTTACAGGTTCTTTAAGTCAAATTAATATTTTTAATAGAGCTTTAACAGATGCACAAATAACAAGTCACATTGCAAGTAGTGATGGTTCACCCTATGTAGGTAATATATTTTATTCTAGTGGTATGGTTGCTATTACACAACCAGGTGTTGAAGAAACAGCTTTAGCTACAATATCAGGAGATGGGATTGGTATAATGATATTAGGAGAAACCTTTATTATTGATGGTGATAGTGAAGAAGGTAGAGCATTTTTAGGAATAAATCAATTAAAATTCCAAGGTTCACATTTAATTTACGAACATGAATATCAATGTAGTATAGATGAATATGAATTTACTGACACTTTAAACCCCTCAGCAAGAAAGATTAGATCACATCAATCCCCAGATTTAGCAGATTTTGCAACAGGTTCACTTTTTAGACCTTATATTACAACTGTTGGTTTATATAATGAGGACAACGAATTACTTGTTGTAGGTAAATTAGGACAACCTATAAGAACCTCAGATGAAACTGACACTACCCTTATAGTAAGATGGGACACATAATATGTATAATAAAATAATCATTATAAAATGGCTGACTTAACTAAAGACGAATTAAAAGCAATATTTAAAGCAGGTGCTATACCTACAGAAGCACAATTTGCTTCTTTAATAGAATCTCAAATAAATAAAAAAGACACAGGGTCTTTAATTCTATCAGCATCATCAATTGACATTAGTGGATCGGCTATAGCTAAAACAGACATAGATTTATTAAAACAAGGAAAATCAATATCTTCACCTACTATTACATCAGGATCTACTTCAGCTGAAGATAATATAAATTATACACAATATTTAAGACCTGAAGCTGTAATCTCAGATTCAGACACTTCTACTTACACTAAATATACAACTCCAGGTAGAATGGGTACATTTATTAGTGGTACTTTATTTTTTGATTTAAATAAAAGTAGTAGTAATAATTATATAGCATTAGGCGCCACTAATACACAATTAAGACTAACAGGTAATATAACATCCTCAGGTAATATAAGTGCAAGTGGTACTATTATAGCAAACTCAATTATAGGGACATCTACTACATTTACAAATATAACAGCCTCAGGAGCAATTAGTGCAAGTGGGAATTTAATAGTAGGTGGCACTTCAGCATTAAATGGTGATATAACTGTTCCAAAAACAGTAAAACTTTATTTTGATGGCCCTTCAGGACTACATGTCTATTCAGAAGGAACAGCTACAGATGAAAATCAAGTTATTCTTGCTAAAACAAATAATTTAAGGATATTAAACCAAGCTCACGGTAAAGACATAATATTTGGCACAGAAAATGCAAGTGGTACAGCAAAAACACCTTTAACTCTTAGTGGTTCTGGTGATGCTTTATTTGGTGGAAATGTTTTAGCAAATGGATTTCAATATGTAACTTCTCCTAATATTTTAACATTACATTCTACTCTATCTTCAACACCTCAATTACATTTAAGATGTGATGAAAATGGTGCTGTTGGTCCAAAAATTATTTTAGAACACAGTTCTAGTAGTCCAGCTGCTAATGATGTTATAAGTACTATAGGATTTACAGGTAGAGATTCTGCAGGTAATTCTACTACATATGCACAAATACATTCAACAATAGTTGATCCTGCTACTGGATCTGAAGGAGGTAAACTATCACTTGCAGTAGCATCCCATAATGGAACTGTTATTAATGGTATAGTAATTGAAGATGGTGGTGCATCAAATACAACTGATGTTACTGTAGGAAGTGGGGCCACTTCAAATATTATTATTCCAGGTAATGTAAGTGCAAGTGGAAATTTAATATCAAATAATATAACAGCTTCAGGAGCAATAAGTGCAAGTAGAATTGACACCACAGGTACATTAGACCTTAATGCAGGTGATAATATTACATTAGATGCAGCAGACGATATTGTATTAACTACTACTTCTGCAGATGGTGAAATCCAAATAGTTTCAGCCCACACAGCAGGTCGTGCATTATTTATTGATGCAAACGCAGCTGTAACTTCAGAAGTAGATATTGATGCAGGTACATTAGATATAGATTCTGCAGGTAATACTACAATAGATGCTGGTGGTAGTATAGGTTTAACTGCAGCAACTACAGCTTCAATAACTTCAACTTTAAATGCAGGAGCTTCTATCCTACTTCATGCAAACGGTGGTACTTCAGAAACAATAAAAATCCATTCAGATCAAGGTACATCAACTACAGAAGGAGCAGCTTCAGTTCAATTATTATCTGATGCAGGTGGTATTGGTATTAAATCCACAACAAATACAGCAGGCGCTATTAGAATAACAGCAGACGGTGGTACTAATGAAACAATCCTGATACATGCAGATCAAGGTACTGATGCTTCATCAATAAATATAGCTTCAGATGTTGGAGGTATAATGTTAAGTGCTATTAAAGGTGTAAAATCTAAAATAACAAATGGAACACTCGCTGGTGGAGGTATTGATGCTGCTACTACTGAAATCCAAGTTGGAAAATATAATGGTGAAATAGTAACAACAATATTCATAGATATTGGTGCAGGATCAATTGTATCAAGTGCAGATGCTGGAGACGTAATTGGAGAAGATGGTGTAGCAAATGCTTATGTAACCCAAATAACTGCTGCTAAAAACGGAATAGTATATAAAGGTGAAATAGTTTGCCTTGAAGTGCCAACAACAGGTGATCCTGACATTAATGTAGCAGCTAATTCTTCAGGTACAATTGCAGAAGATGCTGGAGGAGAAGGTCAACATGTATTAGCCAATTGTGGTACTCAAACATTAGCATTAAAAACAGATTTTACAATTCCCGCAGGAGGAATTCAAGATGATTTTATTTATTTAACTCATGGAGGAACCACAGCAGGTACTTATAATGCAGGTAAATTTTATATAAGATTTTATGGAGTCTCACCTTTAGGATTATAATAATAAAAAAATAGTTTTATGAAATGGTTATATAATAAAAAAGAAATTAATGAAATAGCCGACCTCCCAGAAGGAGTGTTCGGCTTTATTTACCAAACAACCCACACACCTACAGGTAAAAAATACATTGGTAAAAAATCACTAATATATAATTTAAAGAAAAAATTAGGTAAAAAAGAAAAGGCCCTTTGGGAAGGTAAAGGCCGCCCACCAATGTACAAACGCGTATTAAAAGAAAGCGATTGGAAAACATATTATGGTTCACATCATCTAATTAAAGAATATTTAAAAGGTGGTTTTGAACACGAATTAAAACGTGAAATTATAGCTTTAGCAAGCAATAAAAAACATTTGACTTACTTGGAATGTAAACATCAGTTTGCGCTTGGTGTGCTTGAATCAAGTGAGTATTTAAATGACAATATTCTTGGTAAATTTTTCGATAAAGACTTTGCATAGCGATTTATTTTTCGTATATTCCTTATATGAAGGAAGATCTACTTAAACATTTATTAGAATCAGTTTTAGGACCTAGCAAATCATCTAGAGGAGCTAGAGGAGAAGAATCTGCCGTATTTAATTGTCCAAGTTGTAATCATAGAAAGAAAAAACTAACAGTTAATTTAGTTACTCAACAATTTCAATGTTGGGTTTGTAATTTTAAAGGTCACAGATCATTCAAACTTCTTAAAGAAGCTAAAGCATCCCCCAAAGCATACGACACTTTAAAAACCATAGACTTAGAATATAAGTTTAAGAAAAAAAATCAACCTAAACCAGACGCTTCTACTTTACAATTACCAAAAGAAATAGAACCTATTTTATCTTCATCAGCAGTTTTATCAAGACATGCTCTCCATTATCTTAAAGGTAGAGGTGTTACAGAACAAGACATAGTTAAATACAATATACATTATTCTGAAACAGGTGACTTAAAAAATATGGTTGTAATTCCATCCTATGATGAAAATGGTAGTATTAATTATTATGTTGGTAGATCATTCGATAAAAACGCATATATTAAGCATAAATTAGCTCCCGCGACTAAGGACATAATTGGATTTGACCTATATATAAACTGGGATTTACCCATTATTTTATGTGAAGGTGCGTTTGACGCAATGGCGATTAAAAGAAATGCAATTCCATTGTTTGGTAAGAAAATCTCATCAACTTTAATGAAAAAAATTCTTACATCTAATTGTAATAAAGTATATCTTGCTTTAGATGATGATGCTTTTAAGGATGCTCTTGACCATGCTAAAAAATTAATGGGTTACGGTAAACGTGTTTATTTTATTGAAATGGAAGGTAAAGACCCAAGTGAATTAGGCTTTGAAAAATTTACTCAACTATTATACTCCGCAGAAGAACTTACACCCTCTTCACTCGTAAGAAAAAAATTAGCCTTGTCGTAAAAGGTTATATTTATTACAAAACTGTATAGTTAATGAAAAAAATTGCACTTTTACCAGGTGGATTTAAAC